AAAGTGATACTATGGATTATTTTCAGAAACTTGCAAACGAATAGTAGAGATACTATGAACGACCCTCTACTGAGAAATCAGTAGGGGGTTTTTGTTTTAGAATGCATAGTTTAATGTTTTAATTAATGGGTTGGGGTGTTGCAAGCTTGTACTGGTAAAGGTTGCACTAGAACTTGAATTACTGTTAACAACATTTGTAGATTTTGCATCAACCACTACTGGAGATCCACCACCACCAGATCGTTCTACTCCTGCCTTATTTACTTGATTAGCTCTTTCGGTGTTAACAAGGTCAGTACCAGAAATATCCCCCGATAATATACTCATTGCTTTAGCATATTCAGCCACTGCTTTTGAGTTGTTCATTACTCCCCTTGCATTAATATCCATTTCACCAAATTTTTGTAATTTTTCTAATGGAGAGTCGCCACCAAATAGTTTTACTAATCCACCTGTTAGACCGCCTATAAAACTACCAGCACCTTGAGCTGCTTCTCCAGCACCAGCCATTGCTATTGCTTTAGAATAACTGACTAACGCATTTGCATTTGATGTTGCTTGTATAGCATTGATTGGTGTTTCAGAAAATATTTTAAGTTGTTCTAATGGAGTCAATTTATCCTTTCCACCAAAGAAACCACCTATAGAACCAATAAGACCGCCAATTCCTTCGATAGCTGCACCTGCACCAAATGCAGCCATACCTGCACCTATCGCAGCAATACCTTTACCAACCTCTAATAATTTAACACCATCAAGTTCTTCAAAAGATTTAAAACCACTCGACAGTGATGGCATTGCTTTTCCTAGCAAATATGCAGCTGCTGCAACAGCACCACCTACTAACACTATTGCAGCTGCAAACGCAGCTGCTCCAATTGCTACAGCGGGATTTGCAAATGCCTTAAATCCAGCTGCGACTCCTTTGAGAATTCCACCAAGGCCTTTGCCTATTCCTTTGCCTATATTGGCAATACCCTTTCCAGCTTTGGCAGCACCACCACCACCTTTTGCAACAGCACCACCAGCACCACCTTTTGCAGCACCAGCACCCTTACCCATAATGCTTGTAAATGGTTTTTTGCCAGCAGCACCTTTACCACCAATACCAAGTAATTTTTTTCCAAACCCACTAACCCCACCAAGCAAACCTTTTACTGCTTTAATAAGTTTAACAAATTTAAATGCAGCAAATAAAGATGCAGCTGCACCTATTCCAAGAACTATACCACCAATTCCACCTTTGTCGCCAAATAATTCTTTGATGCCGTTTATGAAACCGCCACCTTCACCAAAGAACGCATTATAAAATTCTTTTAATTTAGGAACAAGTACATCTACAATATATGTTTTTGTGTCTTCCCATAGTGGACTGTTTAAAAATGCTACAAGTGCGAGTGCAAAACCAGCAATTGCAAATCCCTTTATAAGAGCCATCACACCCTTACCAGCAGACTTTAACTTTTCTTTTGCACCATCTCTTAACGTGTTTATTCCACCAGCAATTTTACCAAGAAGTCCTTCTTGTTTTGCAGCCAATGCTCGTTGTTCATTCTTTATTTCTTTTTTAGCACTCTTACTTGTAGCATTTTTTAATCTTTCTGCTAATTCTGCTTTTTGAAGTTTAAAATTTTCTTTATTAAATTTTAGATTATCTTCAGCTTTACCACCATTTTTTTCTATTCCTTCACGGACTAACCTTAAATTTTCTGATTGTGCCTTTAACTCTTCCGAACGGGTGGCTCGAGCATCAAATTGCTTTTGACTAATACCTAAAGATGTCATGGTTAATGATTTAATTTTTTCAAGTGCATCAGCTACCCTCTTGTTCTCTTTCTCAACTTTCTCAGTCTCGGCATCTGCCTCTGCATCGGCTGCAGCTGTTGCCGCCAATTCTTTTTCACTCTCTACTTTTCGAGCAGCAGAGGCTGCAGCTGCAGCATTTACTCTTTTAGTTTCTGCACCTTTTCTAGCCGATTCATTTTTTGTATCAAACGCAAATTGCTTTTCTGCTATTATTGTATCATAATTTTTAGCCTCTTCAGCAGACAACAATGCTCTTGTTGTCTCCATTTGAGCTTTTATGAGTTCTTGAAAATCTTTAGCGGCCATCTGACTTATCCTTATTTCTTAGGTGCTTTTGAAAATGCTTGTGCGCCAAAGAACGCTGCAACAATACCAGCAACAGCAATGAAGTATACTCCTGCCATATCACCCAGTATCTTTGCTGCTGAATCAATACCACATATAACTGATATAACAACACATGCTGGGTACAATAACATACCTGCAAGTGCAAACCATGCCATGTTGCGTTGTGCGTCTCTCATTGCATCTGCATCTTCTAGTTCTTTGCGTTTGAACTCTAGATACATCTGTTCTTCTTCTTTGGATACCTTTCCATCGCCATTAGAGTCTGCTGGGTGGTATTCTTTTTTTTCTTCTTCTGCCATGACCTTTTCCTATTTCATTCTTCTATTTTCTTGTTCTTGTCTTTGTTTTTCCTCTTCTAAATAATTCATCAATAGTCCTATGTATATCTCCCTTTCCCATGGCATCATTTCTTCCAACTCTATCAAACTCCAATTGTGATGTTGCATCATCCCAAAATTCATTTTATAATAGTTTTCTAATGAATCATGCGAAAGGGCTATTCGAAAAAACTTTGTAGGCCCTCAATTGGCATCACACTCTTAACTTTTGTCTTGGGATTAACAATCTCAAGGTCATATGACAACTTAGGCATACTTGTAAAAAACTCTCCAATAGATTCAAAGTTCTTTGATGACATACTGTCAATAAAATCCTCTAAATCTTTTTCAGACATATCAACTCTATGATATACTTCTTCACCATCATGAACTTCGTGTATGCATCTCTTTATCATTTCAAACAATGACTTTGTTTCTCCAAGTGCATTGAACCCTTTCATGTCACCAAGACAGGGATACCGCATTATAACACTGATATCATTTGAAAGTGTAACGACATTTGTATGAGTTTCACTCATCTGCACTTTAACTTCATCCAGAGGAATTGAAACACTTATTTGAGTTTCTTCATCATCTGGACAAGTTACTTTTAAATCAACTACTTCTCCAACAGATTTACCTCGTATCTTTAGAAACACATACTCAATGTCAAACATTGGCATTTTGTATGGATCAACATTATCTGCAACACAATCATTAATGATTTGAGCAAATGTACTTTCAATCACTTTGTCATCTTCTGATTCCTGAGCAATCATTAATGCTTTTTGTTCCTTCACAAGAAACGGCCTATACTTTATTGTCGCTCCTGTTGATGGTAAACTCAATTCATATTTTGCACTATTTAGTTTAGGTAATCCCATAATTTTAATCCTCGATTTATAATCTATTCAGTATTTTCGGTATTGAACCTGTTATTTTTCTTTCAACTGTTCCAGCAAATGTAGTTACTAGTCGATCAGTTATGCTTGTGGGTTGAGCATTAATATCAAGTTGCGTCCAATATCTAAAAGAAAAACTTACTGTGTTCTTTATAATTTCATTGTTCGAACCCTGATTTAATTCAGTTGCTTCAATTGTCTTTGGAAAACACTCCCAAAGTTTTACTCCAAATCTTCGTTTGTCTTGTCTGTCTAATAAATACAAATCAATTTGAGCAATGTAGTCGTTGTAGTATCCTACGTTCCAAGTCTTTTCACTAAACGCTAGTTTTTGCCATTCCTCAAAGAACCTTCTTTCAGCAAGATCAGAACTTGCTTGAAATGATACTGATATATCTTCTGCGTAAGTTACTCCATCAACAATTGATCTTGTTGGCCCATATATGTTCGTATCATCAAGAGTGTTTAAGTTTCGGCCTGGCAATGTAATTCCTTCAACACGTAACGACACATCTCTTGCAGTGGTTGGGCCTTTATCCATACCAACCTTTTGAAGAAAAGTTGAAGAAGAATTTTTTCCTATTCCTGTTGGTGGAATAATGACTGCTTCAAATCTATTGGGTACTGCGTAACCATTTTGAGAATGAAACCCAGACAACACATCGTTGAGAACACCAAATGCTGATGCTTCTATAAATTGTGCGAGACTTCCTGCCATTAGATCATACTCCTAGAGTCGCCCCATACTTCAGCTGAAGATGCTTTCTTAAATCTTTGCACTGGTAACAAACACGCAATTTTAAATTCACTTGCATCAACCCTACGAAACTGTGACTTTACGTTTGAATATAAGTATTTGTGTATAGTTGGTTTAATTATAGTTAATTTTTTTAACTTGCTGTAGTCTGCAATTATTCGAGTTTTTGTTTCATCAAGGTCTTGACTATTTGCAAAAGACATAATTCTATCTAACAACTTCATTCTTAAAGGTATTGGCAGATAGTGAAAGTTAATACCAAGAAACCCATCTGAGTATCTTTCTATCGGAAGCACCAGTGGAAACGTATCATAGTAAGGTAATTTCTTTTTAAATTTTGGATCATAGAAAAACATATTCAACTTACCATAGAATTGTTTTTTGTTTCTTTTACCATCTCGGATTAAGTCCATTGCAACTGGTTTGCCAAACTCTTTGATTTTAGCACGATACCATTTAACAGAACGGTCTTGACCTTTAGTTTCGTCTTTAACTGATTGTATGAAATTGCTAGTAGCCATAACTCTATTTATAACGAATGTTGAGATGATCTTCAGTTAATATCTTAAATTCCATATTGTTGTCTAAACACCACTCATTTGCATGTTTCCATTTAGATTCATTAATACCCCATGTCTTAACTTCATTAAACCATCGTTTATTCTTTCTTTTAGGTTGAGATGGTGGTGGTTTACATTGAGCTTTAGGTTTGACCTCTATAATAAACTTTTTAATAGAACCGTCATGTTGTTTTGTCTTTATGTAAAAATCTGGAAAGTATCTGTGAATCCTTCCATCCCAAGGTGATAAATAGGGTATAATGATCTCTTCACTGCCCCATTCGATAATAGAAGCACTGGAGTCACAATAGACCATGAACCTACGTTCCCAAAGAGAACGATAAATAACTTTAGAATGATCCCCTTTATATTTTTTAGGGTTTTTTGGAATGTATCGACCTGAGTATGACATAACTTATAAATAGTATATATAAGGAAGAATTATGGCAATATTAGACGGTTTAAAAAATGCAGTTGCAGCAAACGTATCTAGGTCAGCAAATAAAGTTGCTGTCAATGGTTTGCGAAATATCGTAGGCGATGTATTTGGCGTAGACCTCAATCCAACTAATCCAGCAGCTGCACTAACCAACAGACCAACAAAATTTACAACTAA